ATATCTTACCGTCAATCGGACCGCAGATTGGGCAGGCATCGTCGAAGGCGGAGAACTCCTTCTCCTCCAGGCCCGACTCCCGGTAGCTTGCCATATTCCCCTGTGCCCACGCCTTACTCATTTCTGTTCGGGCGATCATCTCGGCCCGATAGTTTATTTGTTTATTTCTCAAGGTGGTAATGTGGCCCTCGATAACATTGACCGGCGAGCCTTCCAACTTCTTACGTAATGTCGCCTGGGCGTTAATCTGCCGCTGGTTCAGCCCCACGCCCATATGTAATATCCGCTTCTTAAGAATGTCGGTTGTCTCGCCGTCCCGGATACTGTCAGCGACCAGCTTCTTAAGTGCCTGGCGGGTCTCGTCGGTTATCAATGTCACACGCTCTGCCGCGAACTGACTGGCGTAATTAATAGCCTGGTCGTTCCTGACGTTCCATTCCGATTCAATCCCAGAACGCCGTAATCGTTTGGCACCTTCGACCGCCCCGTCGTTAAACTGCCTGTGAAGCCCCGCACCGACAGTCTCCACGCCGTCGCGCTTAATATCAGACCAGGGGACAAACACGTCGATCACGTTAGGGTCGGTCAGGACAATATCATCGGTCGCCTTAATAATCGCCGTTGACTGTACGCGAAGCCACCGTTTCATGTCGGCCTCGACCGCGGCGTGTACGATTGGGTTCGCAATTTTATACTCATGTGAGTGAACGTGCCGCTCCTCGGCGTCTTCGGGTTCTTCGACTTCGGGTTCTTCGACCGCCGGCGGAGCCATCGGTTCAGGGGTCTCGCTCAGTGGGTGGACCTGGCCCGTCACCAGCGGTTCCCCGCCCCACTCAACCTCGTCCTCGCCCATTCGCTCTCGATACTCATTAATTGTCATACTGTAATTATTCAGGCGGGTGTCCGCCTCGGTTAACATGAACTCTTTGTCCTCTGGGACAGGATTATCAAACGCCACAAATATGCGGTCGTCATAAAACGGCATAATGTCCTGGTTGATTGTCTGTTCAATTCGCTTGAGCCGAGGGTTAATAGTGTGCCGCATATACGCCACATTTCCCTCAACGGCGTTGCTCTTGTTTACGTCCTCGGTAGTCAGCAGGGAAAGCGGAACACCGAATATGGCGGCGATCTTCTCTTTGGTAATTCGATGTCCGTCAGTGTAGTTGATGTCCTTCGGGTTTGCCGCCATGCTCTTAGGTTCCAGGCCGCCGGTGAACAGTCCGAACTTGCCCGCCTTCTTGAATCCGCGGTGAATTTTATTGACGTCCTCACGCAACCGCTCGATAGCCGCCTGATTGAGGTTTTGCGGCGTGCTAAAAACAAACGGCATTACCGCGTTATTGTCCAGTATGGAGTTCTCAAATATATCAAACTTATTATTCAGCGTAACCGGCAACTGTGCCGCCTCAAGCGGTCCGAGTCCGTAAAAGTAGTCTTTAGGGTTGGGGAATCGAAAATGGGCCACAAGGTCAGGCTCAAGCTGTTGTATGTCAGCTTCCTCTTTTCCGTAAGCGTAGGCCTTGATCCCCTTTAATAAATCCCGCTTGATATTAACCCACTGGCTCTGCAAGGGCCATATCTCGGACGGGACGCCGTTTTGCAGGATGATATACCAGTAAGCGTTGCCGGTAAGCTCCAGGGACAATTCCATAAGCTCGACCAACTCAAAGCCGTTATACTGTGGGTTGACCTCTCTAATGAGGTTCAGGAACGGGTGGTCAATAATCTCCACCACGTCCGCCGCGTTATTGAGCAGCGGCCCCAGGTGCGACTTGGTCATCAGATACTGTTTGTGCCGCCTATCTATCGCTCGCCAGGCGACCTTATCACGCATCTGCCTCGCTGCTGTTGGTGCAGAATACAATCGCAGAGGTATCTGTGCCACACTGGACGCGTTCTTTGAGGCACAGGCATAAACCCACCCGTTATACTGCTGAACGTATCTGAGGTAGTCCCGATCCTGGGAATCGAAGTCTCGCAACTGAAACTTTGGCGTAATAGCCGCGATAAGCGCCTGGGCCTCGCGTGCCAGGTTCGCCGCCTTAGACTCGCCAGCCCACGACAAGCGGTCGCGAATGGCAGTTAATACCCCCATCATTTAACCTTCTTTTTTGAGGTCTTTTTTGAGGCCTTTTTTGTGGGTTCTGGCCTGGAGTTAAACGACTCGGCAACACTCGCGGCGAGTTCGGCGGTCACATCTCCAGGGCCACAGACAGCCCCGGTGTCGCTCTCAAACCAAATGGTCACAAAGCCGTTTGATACACTTGCAATATTAGCCTTCATGATAATACCCTTAATTAATCTTCCCACGCTCCGTAAAGGTCTCCGTAAGTCAATGTTAGGTCGCTGGACGGCTCGGCTCTCTCTCGGCCTCCCATCAGCACCACCTGTGGCACGTTATCGGAGGAGGCGACCTTATAGCGGATCGCGTCCATGCCGTGGTCGTTGAACTTCACCGGCTCGTCGAATACCCGCCCCTCTTTATCCTCTCGCCATTTATAACTTACGTATTCTTTGTACAGGTTTGCGCTGTCTTCGTGATAATGGCATTTTCGCGACTTAATAACGTCGATGCCATATTGCACCGACCCCGGCCCCTTATCCGCTGGGTGGATATTATAGCCCGCCTGGTATATTTCCTCGATACGGTCAGGTTCGGCACAATCGGCAACCATTTCCGCCCCCTGATCCAGTTCCAGGGAGTCCATACGTGCAATCAGTTCGGTGTTCGTCAGGCCGTGATCGTAGACTATTTCCCTGAAATATAGCTCATTATCCAGGGTCCCAACCTCCACAATAGCCGTAGCGTTATTGAACCCAAAGTCGATTCCATACCCCACCTCGTCGAATCTGTCGGGCCATCGGTCGGCCTTAACACTTGTCCACCCGCTGTAAATAAGCCCTTTGTGAGCGGCCCACTGTCCCAGGGCGTAAATCTTATAGTATGTTTCGTCCTGGTCTATCAGGCCCTCAATCTCGGCAACATACGCGTCGTCGAGAAACTGATTGTCGTGGTAGGTTGTATGCAGAACTCCAACGTTATCGGGCGGCATATCGGTCAGCGGCTTAAAGAAGTGGTTTATGTCTATTGGGTTAAACGTAAAATACAAAGCATTCGGTCCGTTAGAGTTATGGCCCCGGCACCTCAGATTGATCTGAAGATAATCGGCCTGTGTAATCTCGGTCGCCTCTTCGACCCAGACGTAGTTGATGCCCTCGATAGATTTGAGCTTCTCCACATCGTCAAGCGATACGAACATAATTTTATTTGAGCCGAATGATAACGTCATATCGGTCTTATTGTTTTTGGCCTTAACACCTAACGCCGCCAACCTGTCCATCATGAGTTGGTAGGCCGACTTACGCAGCGAGGGAAGGGTTTTACGGCAAACCAAGATACGGATGTTCTGCTCAGAGAGGAACTTCTCAACCAGCAGAAATATAGCTACTTGCCAGGACTTCGAACTCCCGGCAGACCCATACAGCAGATTCACCCGGAATTCGCTGTTCGCCAGGTAATCATACACTTTGCCGACCACTTGTATTTTTTTGGTTTTCATATTCGCTCGATAACAATCCGAGTCTCTTGGTCAACTTCAACGTGTTCGGACGGGCGACCGTCGTCCCTGTCCAGGGCTTCCTTGATCCGCTGCCAATCGCCTTTAGTCATTGCCAAAACATACCCCCTGGCGGTTAGTTGAGCCATCGACAACCCCTCAAGATCCAAACCTCTCAACTGCTTCGGGTCCATCGCGGCGTAATTCTGTATGTGCCGCCAGAGGTGCATCTTTTGTGTTGGCGGCCCTGCCGGGTTCCCACTCACGCCCCGCTTAAACTTCTTCAGGTTCTTCAGGCTGTTGGGGTGTTTGCCGCGAGGCAATTTTCTCTGTTTGGCAGTGGTTTCGTCAGGCTCCGCAATCATACCGCCACCGCCTGTTCTAACTGGTCTAACAATGCCGCCGCCCTCTCGTAATACTCTGCGTTACAACTACTTAGCTCTACGTAAACCTTTTCCTCCTCTGGGAACGAATGAAGGGCGAAATGCGACTCCGCCAACAACCACAAGGCCGTATACCCAAACGGCAGGAATTTCCAGTCTACAAACCGAAGAATAGTAAACCCGCTATCTTTCAGCAGTTGCGAAAACGCCTGTGCCTCTCCCGCGTTCTTATAATCCCGCGAAAGCCACAGTGATTTATTCCATATCTTCGCCTTCATTATCGAAAGTCTCGTCAGTTATTATGGGAAAATTGTCCTGTATTTTCGTCATATCCCCTTTGTAAAACACCAGCAAGTTCTGGTGCGCTCGGACCACCTTTCGGTTCCTCATGTGGTTCTTAACCCTTAAAATCGACGTACCAAGTGGGTCGATCAGTACCATATCGTTGTAAAACAACATTCCCGCCTTCGCCATACTTTCCTTAATAGCGCTTAAGAACCCGCCGTATGAGTTGCCTTGCCGCTTGTCCCGGACCTCGCTACACAAAATAGCCGCAAACCTGTTTTCTGCCAGGCATTCCATCGACCGGGACAATGCGTTATCTACTATTTTCATAAAGGAGGGGAAGTCCTCCTGGTTGCTCGCATCGTTTGGTTTGTCGCTATAAACCTCAAGGTCGAAATACGGAGGACAGGAAAAGAAAAAGTCCTGCGACCCTGGCTTGAGGTGTTTTCCGATATTCTGACCGTCATCACAAATATAATTTACACTAAGTCCGTTTCTACGGCACATTTTACGATTGAAATCAACCTGTTCCTGTCTCAATTCCGTCCCGCTAAACTGGAACCCAAGTGAAGCGGCCACAAACCCGAACGCGGTATCTCCAGCGAAGCAATCGAACACCCTGGTCCCCTCGCCCGGAGAGAACCATCGCAGGCATATCTCCGCGACTACCGGGTCTAGGACACTAACTGGGCAGGCACGCGACGCGTCCATCACTGGCGAGGAAGCGGTCAGGTTCGCATCACCCCTTGCCTGTCCCCTGTCATTTATTTTTTCGTTCCAGTGCCTTTTTCTCTCAAGCCAATACCCCTGTCGAGCGTCCAGGACCGACAAAGGTGGGACGAGATAACGAGAAGTAAGAGACCCAGAACCCGAATCTTTCCCATACCTTTCAGGAAGCGACCCCCTTGCCATATCGAGGCCGTTTAATAACTCCTCGACCTCCCACTCGTCAAACCCGCTGACCGCCAGGTCCACCTCCCCATCGTCAAGTTCCTGAAATAAGTCTCCGAGCTTGGGCCAATCCCATTCTCCGCTTATTTTATTCAGAGCAATATTTAGTAAAGACGCCTTCGCGTCGTCAAACTCCACATAAACCACCGGCGCCGTGTCCATACCTTCCAGCTTAGCCGCCTGGACCCGCTGGTGCCCACCAATAACCAGGTTGTCCGATTTTCTCGCGATAACCGGGTCAATAAACCCGAAGTCCCGGATAGACCGGCGCAACTTGACCATATCCTCGTCGGAGATTTTCCGTGGATTACCCCCAAATGGCCTAAGGTCAGACAGCGTTACGTTCTCTATTTTGACCTGATTTTTGGCTATCATATAACCCTTTCGGGCGAATTATGACAGCCAAACCCCCTTCGTCAACCAACAAAATAAAAAAAAATCAAAAAAACTGGTTATAAGCAACGTATAGGCAACGTATAGGCAACGTATGCGCTCCTTATATCAAAAAAAGACCGCCCGCAACATTTCCCAAGCCTTTCATGAGCTTAGGGTCGCCAGTTCGTGTTCGTTGCAGGGCGGTCCCGAAAAAAGTCAGTTATGTCGTCAACTCTTTAATCCTCGCTTTTACGTGTTCGTCGGTGGCCTCTTTAAGATTAGCCGACAGAGCAGCGTTGACCTCGGATACCTTGCCGCCGCTGGTGGTTTTGCCAATACCCCGAACCACTTGCAAGAACCCTTTCGCGTCAGCGAACACCCGTCGGTGCCGTCTCGCCAGCCCCAGGGCAGTCAGCGCAACGCCTACCACAGCGCCACCAGCCGGCCCGCCAAGCGCGACCGCCAGGGGTGCCACAGCCGTAACCGTCTGCTGTAAAGCATCAAGTTCGTCAACCTGGAATCCAGCGCCGTAGTCCGTTTGATCCTCAAATCCGTCAATCATTACCGCAGGAAGGGTCGCCAGGTGGTCAGACGTGACCGTTTTCCCCTCTGCGTCGCCTCCTGCCGTCCCCTGGTGCAGTGTTTTCGCGTTGCAGCCCAAAACAAACAACACAACCGACAATATTATGCATTTTTTCACAAGAATCCCTTTCTGTTTATTAACATTTCAAACGCCGTCCTCGCACATAGCGGAACGACCGAATTTCCTAGGCATTTAAGGCGGTCCACTCTAAAGGGTAGCCCATTAGCCAATCTACCCAC